GTTCATCTTTGAGGGCAACAAAACCACTTGCATCCTTGAGGTTGACGGACGGAAGTTTAAAGGCTGCGCGAAGTGCGACCCTTCCGACATTTGGGACGAATTAAAGGGAAAGCATTGGGCAGAACTGAGAGCTAATCGCAAGTTGCTGGACGCTTGTGAGAAGGAATTGAGGGAGGGTTAATCCCCTCCCCTATTCTATTGAGGAAGGTGGTAGATTGGCAGACGGTTGGATTAATAAACTAATCAACAAGGCTGAGAACGGTAAACGCCCTAATTGGTTAATACCTTGCTTAACTAAAGGATTAGTTGAAATCTGACTTAAATCAGGATTAACCCCAATACCTCTAGCAGAGTCAATCATTCTGCTTGTAATGTCATCAATCTTAGGTGTAAGGAATTGCGCAGCCTTGCCAGCACCAGCACCTAAAGCCTGACCGCCAGCACCCCAAGCAGCACCAGTAGCTGTATTGCCTAATCTTGTTTCATCTGAGCCTACTGGCTGAAGTCCTGAGAATGTGCCAGCCTTAATTGCAGCGTTGACATATGGCGCAGCTTTGCCTAATACGGAAGCCACCTTAGCGCCACCACCAACAGGGATAGCAAACTGAGCCGTAGCACCTGCAAGGTTGCCAACAACCCCAGCACCTGTATCCATCAATGGCGCATCTTCTTGCCGTTGTTGGTCTATTTCTTCTTGCGTATAACCACCGAACAATTGCTTAATACCGCGCCCAGTGTCGTAAATAGATTTACCAACGCCAGCTAAGAAGTTATCGCCACCAGTAGTCGGATTATTGGCTTGCAGTTCTTCTTCAATCGTATTTTGACCAACCGCTTTCGCACGACTATTGTATTCAGCTAACGCAGTTTCATCGCCTGAACGAGCGCGATTATACAAGTCTTGAATATTAGCTTTTGGCTGTTGTGGCGCTTGGCTACGCATTGACTGAATAGCATTAGCAAGTTTTTGAGCAGCAGCAGTATCACCTGCCTTATGTGCATTTCTCAATGCAACAGCTAATTGTTCTTCAGTTGCCATTATTTATTTCCGTATGTGGCTAATAGGGCTTCAATGTCATCATCTTGCGCTGGCTGTTGCGCTTGTGTACTTTGTGGTGATATTTTTAATTGAGCATCAGTTTGCGCCCTACGTTTTTGTTGCAAGATAATCGCTTTTTTGTTTGTTTGAATTAATCGTGACAATGCTCTAACAAGAGTTTCTTTATCATTAGAGTCCATTACCTCTTTATACGAGCGTTGCGCATCACCCTCTGTTTGAACACCTTTATTTAATCGCAAACTTTGGTTAACTATTTCTGTCAAATCCGCTTTAAGTTCGGCAAGGTTTGCATCTTGTGCATTGCCAAACCCTGTACCGCGCCTAATAGCACCAACACCCGACATAATCGGGCTAACTTCTAATTCGCCTTTAGCAATTCTATCTAAGTGCATAGATGCCTTTTGCATTGAATTAGCGCCTGCTTCAAGGGCTTCTGTTATTTCATCGTATCTATCAGCAGCCCATTTAGGCAAAGGCTTGTTCGTCCCCTTTTTCTGATCGTATGCAAACTTCTTATTCTGCAAATCTAATTGTTGCTGTTGATAAGGCGTAATTGTTTGTGAAGCATCAGGCTTAACCCCTACTTGCGCCTGTGGTGCGCCTTGCTCGATAACTCCATTTTGCTGTACTTGCGCTTGTCCTTTCTGCCATTCAGATTCAGCCCATGCGTTTATCTTTTCAGCAGGCCACCCAGCTTCTTTACGCAATTGTATGCCTTGCTCTAATCGAGTATTAATGTCAGCCATAGGGTCGCCACCGCCTTGCTGTGGTTGACCATTGCTAGTAGGATTTAACGTGTTACCACGACCTGAGTAACCCGATACTTGACCAGTCACAGGGTCGGTAAACATATTGTATTTATCACTAACTTGATTACCAGTGTTTACAACTTTACCGCCACGGCTTAGATAATTCAGGTTGCCTTGCGGGTCGATAAATGTAGATTGCACATTGTTAGAGTTATCAACACCACGACTCGCTTCTGAAAGCTTAAACGCGGTATCCATTACAGTCTGGTCTAAAACAGGTGGTGCTTGTATGCCGTACCGTTCAAGCATCGGCTTCATACGGTCATAAGCTTGACTAGCCATTGCTGGATTATCTTTCAGGTTAATTAACAAGTCAGCGCCTTGTATTAAATCGCTATAATCTTGCTCTTGTAAGCCTGTTTTCATCGCCATAGCACCACGAGCATCTAAGCCTGCCAGTTTGCCTAAAGCGGATTGTCGCTGGTCGCCTTGTGAGTTAAACGCCAAGCCTGCTAAACCATTAGCACGACTTTTATTAAAAGTGTCAGCATTATCAAATAACATCATCTCTGCCATTTAGTACCCCTTACTACCAAAGTAATTGCCTGCGATACCACCAAGCTGGTTAAATGTATTTCCCCAAGCGTTTGCGCTGTTCTGGTAGCCACTAGCACGAGCATTTGCAGCGTTTTGCACGTTGTTACCGTAAGCATTGGCATAGTTAGCACCTAACACACCTAGCTGACTGGCTTGCGTTTGACCTTGCCCTGCCATGCTTTGCAGTTTGTTGTAATAGTTGTTGTATTGCGTAGAAGCCAAGCCTTGCCCAAAACGTGTTAAATCCTCACCGTAACCGCCTGAGTACAAGCGCCCTTTAGAAGCTGCTGAACGGTCTAATCCTTTCATGCCCTCGCTTAGTGTCCACTGGTAATCAGGTGATGCGTTAAAGCTTGAGTAATCACCAGAGTTAAGCTTTTGCATTTGCGAAAGCGCATCTTTACCTGCATTTAGCCAAGGCATTTGATCCGCACGACTTAAGTCATACTGTCTAGCCTGTTCTGCATTGGCTGCATCCGCACCCTTTGCCTGTGCTTTTGCTGCGTCTTTTGCGCCCTTGTTGGCAATTAAACCGCCACCGATTGCGCCTATAATTGGTATTGCTGCTGGCATAATGTTATTCCATATAAATGTAAATCGTGAAGTTTCTCGTCCTTGAGAAATGCCTTTTGTTCTGTGCCTACGTATTCAAAACCTACTCGCTTAGATGCAATCATTGCAGGCTTGTTGCTATCACATACCCATGTTCTGATTCGTGAGTAACCTAAATTACTTGCCCATGCTTTTAAACGCTCAAATGTTTCACCCACACATTTGCCACGATATTCAGGCAATATTGCCGTATGTAATTCCATCGTTACCGCGTTGCATTTCACAAGCATTAATACGCCTGTTGGTACACCGTCTAGTTCAGGAATCAGATAGGCAATTGACTCATGGATTAAAGGCTCAAATGACTCTTTACTGCACGAATCATCGCTTATCCATTCCCAAATAGAATCATGCGTAAATACTGATTTTATGTAATCGCTATCCGTTGTTTCTTTTAGTACAATCAAGCTTGAATACTCATACTTGCACTAAGCACATCACACTTGACAGGGCTAGTTACTCGTACTTTCCATGTTCTATGTCGTGCTAAACCTAATCTGCGCCATAACAAGCGCGTAGCATAAGCGCCTTGTGCGCCTAGCGAATGTGTTTTCCAGTTGCCATAGGTATAACCACCATCATCTGAGTAACACATCTCGAATACATGGTCATAATTAGCTAAATCACTTTTGCCTACCGATACCACCACCTCAACACCATCAACTCGAAAGCGATTTTGGTCTGCATGGGTAACGCCTGTTACACGTACTCGCTCTAGTTCTGCACCGTTCTCTGTGGATACATCCCAATCAACCTTGTATAAGTTTTCATTTGTTGCATCGCCAGCTATCCAGTAACCATTCCAAAACACTAAATGATTTACACGCCAGTTATCAAAGCCGTAGGATTTACGTCTATGCCATAACTGAGTTGCTACGTCATAGCCCCATGTTAAACCGTCAGGGAATGTCCAATAGATGATTTTGTGGCCACGATCTTCATACGTCATGGAATAACACTTCGACCAATCTAAACCGCTTATAGCTTGTTCAATGGCGTGTGTAGAAATGCGCATCGGTGTGTAACCGTTGGCACGATAAAAGATACCGTCATTACCTAGCCAGAAAACAGAGTTATCCATTTTTGCAGGGCTAAACGTACTCGCACAGCCCAACTCGATACTTGTACCTGTGGCACGCTCAAACGTTGACGATTGGTTTGCTGTATTAACAAATACGTCAATCGAGCGTTCATTGAATATCCACACCTCTTGATGGTCAACAAGTAACGAAACCATTCTGTCAGGGCTTGTTTCCCCCTCATAACGGTCAGTAGTTAAATACTCTTTTGCAGCGGCTAAATCAGAATGAAACCAGTACCGCTTTTGTGGCTCAATGTGTAAGATGTAAGAGTTTAAGTAGTTGCAGATAATACTGCCCTCAAACGCTTCATCAGTAATTTGCTCTAAGAAATTAGAAGCCGTGTTATACACATAACCTTGCGAACCGTTGACAATGACAATCTCATTGCCACCTGTTATCTGGTTGTGTGTCATCGAACAGCGACCAGTGCCAGGTATCGTACCTAAACTCGTCTTAGAACCGTCTGTATTGACTTTATAGAGCGTTTCGCTGATAACAGCATATAATCCGCCCTCTACGTTTCTAAGCGCCCTGACAGAGCCTGACGAGCCTGTAGCGAATGAGGAAAGTCCTGGGGCTTGACGTAGCATATTAGGCGAACGACCACCTTGCACCTCAGCTTGCTCAGGTATCCAGTTCACACAGTCTTGTGATGAATACGGCCTTGTATCGTCAGCGTAACAACCGCCTACAATATTGACAGGTGATAACCTCATCGGGCGCGAGTCCTTAATGGTGAACCGCTATTCACTCGCCACCTTTCGTTTTGGTCAGCATCAGCCATGTATTGCTGAAATTTACTTTCCCATATCTGAATACGTGCATCTTCACCTAGAAACGGTGCTGATTCTGCAACGGCTGCGAATAGGAATACTTCGGGATAACGGTTATATGTTGTTGACTCGCCAGCACTGGCTAAACTCGCAGGCTTGGCATAGTAATGTAGTGTTACATCGGCTGTATTTTCAGGAAAGAAAATCAAGCCATCAGGATTGTGAGCGCAATACAATGTATCTTGAGCCGTTGCACTACTATCAAGCAAGGCTTGCATACGCCATTCATCAATAATCTCTACGTCACGTGTACCCACGATAACGCGTGTTAATTGTAATAAGTCAGCAGGCAATGCCACGATGTTAGCAACTGGCGTGATAGGTGCTGAAATAGTGCGCATGGTATCAGCGCGTAAGTTACGATAGACGCGATTTTCACCAAATGAAATCAGCAAGTCTAATGTGTCTGTGTTAAACGTATTGCCTATATCATCGCCCTCAATAAGCAAGCGAACTTTTTCTCTTATCTGAGCGTATGACATTAAATTCTACCTTTCCAAATGCGGAAGTGTTCGTTATCGGGATCTTCTAAGAAAGCTTTAGATAGCTTTTCGTCTGACATAAATTGGTTCATCGTTACACCGCGTTTCTGTATCCAAGCCATAACTATTGCTGGATGTACGCTGGCGACTACCTTGTCGTCTTTAGTACCGTGTAAACCTGCGTTGTGCATCTCTTTAGAGAACTCAGCAACTTTTTGTATATCTGACATTTTGTACTCTTTAACTAGAGCAACCGTGTCATTGTCTAAATCGTGATACGTTGTTGTACTCATATTCCACCCATAAAAAAGGGGCAGAGCCGAAGCCCCACCCCTTGTCTATTTACCGATTAAGAACCGCTTACTGTAATGTCACGAATTGCGTAGAAAGCACGCTCATCACCAACCCACAAGGATGATTCCTCAAGGATTTGCCATTGCATAGAATCGCCTACTGCGCCCAACTCTTTTGTTTGCAAACTACGCAAAGTTAAGTTAGCAGCCTTGTCAGGGTCAAACATATACAAGGTATCGTTTAAACCAACAGCAGCAACCGCTTGAACACGGTTAGGTACTACTTTGATTGTGCCGAAATCGCCACGGATAAAGTCAAACGAAATAGGCTGAGTATCAGCAGACTTCGCGGTTACTTCATGAGTTTTAGATACGCCAAAGGTAAAGGTTGAAATCTTAACTTTGTGTGCAGGTGAACACATTAAGACTTTGCCGTCACCGCCATTTTCATAGCAAGTTTGTTGCGCTGTCTTAATCATCGCTTCGGTTAATGCTACGTCTGTACCGCTCGTTGGCGCAGTATTTGCAGTAGGGTCTGGGGAAGCACCACCTGCACCGAATACGTCATTAGTGATAAAGCCGTATAAACCACGTAATTTACCAGCTACTGAGCCGTTATCGGTTACAGTTGCACCGCTAGAGATACAGGCGTATTCTTTATCACGCTTTAACTCAATGGCTTTTTTCACCAATAAGCGCTTGTACTCTTTGTCACGACCATACTTTTTAACTGCTTCAGAAGTACCCGATACAGAAAGCGTATCTTGGAAAATCTGAGCGCGGTTGTTGAGCAAGCCAGGTTGTACTTGTGCAGAGTAAGCAGCGTCAGCGCCCTCAAGTGCAGCATTAACAGCAGGTGCGCGATATACGTCACGTTGCCACTCAATGAACACATTGGACATATCTTTACTGCCTATCATACTGGTGAATGGTGCATCATCGGCTGAATAGTTATTGATAGCTTCCAACACGTTTTCTTTTACTTTAACAATTGATGGTACTTTTAATGTATTTGCAGGCATGTTTAATTCCTTTTAAATTAGGCCAGCGATAGTTTCCAAAGATGGCTTAGCTTTATAGCGTTTCCACGCTTCTTGCTCACGCACATTCGATGGTCGATTGGTTGCACTAGGTTTAATTACCCTTCGCAGATTTGCTATGGGTTTAAGTTTGCTTTTTTCTTCTTGTAATTTGTCGAACTCACGAGCTTTATGGGCTAATTCCCAAAAGCCTTTTTGCACATACGCTTCTTTGGTTGTTTCCGGTGACAAACCATACTTTTGTATGTACTGGTTGAGTTCCTGCAAACTCTGTTCAGGCGCATCTTTCCAACCAGGTAACTGCTCGCACAAATACTTTTCAGTTTCATTCGCTTGCTCAATCAACTGTGATTGTCGTAAACGGTCACGTTCTTGAGTAGCGTACTGAATCTGTGAATATGTGTTTCTAAGCTTGGTTAACTTGTTTTCGTGTGCTTCCTTTTGAGCGAGATAACTGCTTGCGTCATACTGTGCCAATTCAATACTAGGTGGCTGTCCAAGTTCGGACTCAGTAAATGATGCAAATGTTTCTAATCTGTGCAATGTTTCATTGAGCGCCGATTCATGCGATTGCAATACTTCATTAACTTTCGCTTTGATCGGCTCAAGGGCTTTGCGTTCTTCTGCTAGGCTCATTGTCTTATTGGTATAATCGAATCCTTTCTGGGCCATCTCAATCAGTTCAGACTGCTTTAGCGTTACATCCTTGCCGTCATGCTTGACGGTGAATATAAGTTCTTCAGCTTCTTCCTGTTCTTCTTCTGATTCCTCAGTTTCTTCGACCTCTTGTTCTTCCTCGGATAACTCGCTTTCATCCAATTCAGGTTGCGCTTCGTCAGTATCAATATCAATTAAATCTGCGATACCGTCTAGAGTATTTACGCTCTCGGACGGCTCGATGTTCTGTTGGCCTGCCATAATTTACTTCCTTGTTTTAAAACGCCCTAACACCATGTCGGGGATACTTAAACGCGCTCTAACCGCCCTGCATTGGCTAAAGCACATAATCTTTTTGCATTGGTTAATGTGGTGAATACTGAGCCATTCTTACCGCTAATAGCTACCGTTCCCAAACGGTCACATACTTGCGCATACTTAGCCATGCTTTGCTTCCACGCATCGCTGTACTGTGAGCCGTAATCTATTTGCTCAACATGAAATGGCGCACCAATATTGATACGGTTTAATTTGAACTTGCCGTAGTGTTTAATAAGCGCCATCAGTCTTTAAACAACTTTTCTAGCATGTTTTTCTTCTGCCATACTTTCAATTCCACCTTGCCGTTTAGCATCGTTTGATTCAGCGACACTTTTAGTCTGTGCAATAGCTGGCTTGTTTGGTGCAAACATTCACGCTCGGATTTATCTTTTGATAACTTCCATTGGCTGAATATTTCCTGCTCGATTAACTCATATGCTTCTTGGTAAACTGGATTGCTGATAATTTCATCAGCTAACCTACCGTTGTCAATTTCATCTCTCATACTTCACCCCAGCCGAATGTGGTCGGACTCCATGTGTTAAATCCCATACTTCGTTTTTAATTCCGCAATAACAGCCTGAACTTCTGTCGCGTTATCAACCAACGGATTGCCTTTGAAAAAGTGCATTTCATACATAACCATTGTGTTTGTGCTTACTGCGACACTTCCCTTAACACCTGAAATATTACCGAACCTTGCCCACATGCCGTTTTCAGATGTGAGTTTCCCGCCTGTCATACTGCAAGCGTCACCAAAATCACTCACTGCTACTGGGCCTGACTCTGTGACGGTAATTCCGTCTTTTGTTACATAGCCTTTTCTGGTGGATTGTTGTGTCGCAAAAGCAACCACTTTCGCATCTGAATATGCGCCTGAGTTATAAATTGCATCGCAAGAAAGTGCAGACGAACCAGTTACCATCTTGTGCCTATAATCCGAACTACTCACTCTCTGTAACCATATATTTGCATTTGATACAGCTGATGCAGAAACACCACACATAACAGGTAACACGCTACCATTAACGCTCATAATCGGGCGCATAACCGTTATCAGTGCGCCCTCCCACGGAATCGGCAGAATGAATTTGCCTTGACACGTATTATCAAGAATGATGCCTTTTTGACCATTTAACGTGTCAAAAGTAGGCGTGCCAGCCGTGATGAATAAATCGTTATAACCACCATAACCTGCTTGGTCTAAAAACTTTGAATTACCCGAATCCCAATAGCTTGCTGATGCATCGGAAAATACAAAGCCTTGTAAATAGTTTGGAATATCTGAAACTGCCATCCGGTAGCCGTAATCCTTTGTGGAATCGCCCACTTGTAATGCGTATAACCTGTGTCAAATGTTGATACCACACCTGCATCGGTTGAGCGCCCTAAACCGCCTGCCATGTTGTCGTATCCAGCCGTTAATGTTGCCGTAGTTGTTTGTACGCCATATCGCAATACTTGCTGTGCTGTGCTACCCACTGGCGTTGAATTAAGTGTGCCTGTGATTGTATTCGTACCATATACAAGCGAATTGATTTTAATTAATGAGCCATTATCAAGCCACTCAAAACCATCAAGCGCAAAGCTAGTATTCAAATTCGTACCAGTGTTTAGCGTAGCATCGCGCTGTATATTCTGATTATAAGTAACAGTAAAGCTAGTACCAGTTTGTGAAACACTGGTAATCATGGGCTGAGTCATAGGTGATTTAATCTGGTAGCCAATCCACTCACCACGTAAAACATAACCTGCATCGGTTGGATGCACCCTGTCTGTATTACATGGGTACTGATAAATAGAGCCACCGTCATAAATACCTGCGTTATTAACACTCAACAAGCGTATAGCTTCTTTAATCGCTCTGTCATTATCGCCAGAACCACCACCACTTTGCTGTGCTGGGTACGTTAAGAGTACAGGCGCAACATAATTAGGGTCGTTCAATGCTTGTTTAGCAACTAACTGACACATCTTGTAGTAATCGAGCGCGTTATCGTAATA